CAGACGGGTTTGCACTCGAGATGTTAGGTTTTGACCCTAAAGAGTTAAACGCGCTGTTAGAACCTGAAGTGATTGAAGGGCTAACGGACGAGGATGCCGTGCCGAACGTGCCGAAAGAACCCAAGACCAAGCTGGGCGACATTTATCAGTTGGGCAACCATCGACTGATGTGCGGGGATAGCACAAACGTGGAAGCTGTCGTGGAACTTACAGGTGGGGGGGGGGTTGATATGTTGCTGACCGACCCGCCGTATAACGTGGCGTATGAGGGTGGAACAAAAGAGAAACTGACCATCCAAAACGACAGCATGGGCGACGATCAGTTCAGGCAGTTCTTGCGTGATGCATTTGTGACTGCCGATACCGTGATGAAAAAAGGCGCGGTGTTTTACATCTGGCACGCCGACAGTGAGGGATACAACTTCCGTGGGGCTTGCCAAGATGCAGGCTGGCAGGTGCGTCAATGCTTGATCTGGAAGAAGTCCAGCCTGGTTATGGGGCGACAAGACTACCATTGGAAGCATGAGCCTTGCCTGTACGGGTGGAAAGACGGTGCTGGTCACCTTTGGGCGGCAGACCGTAAGCAAACCACAATCTTGGAATTTGACAAACCCCACCGTAATGGGGAACACCCAACTATGAAGCCGGTGGCCTTGTTTGAGTACCAAATGCTGAACAACACCAAAGGCGGCGACATGGTGCTGGACTTGTTTGGTGGAAGCGGTACAACTTTGCTTGCTGCTGAAAAGCACGGGCGACACGCTTATTTGATGGAATTAGACCCAAAATATTGCGATGTAATCGTAAAACGATGGGAAGACTTCACCGGCAAAACAGCCCAGCTTTTGACAGAAACAGCGGAAACTGCTTAAAATTTAAGCGAGTTCCCCCATATAAAACATGCCAGTCATTCCACAAGAGGCGCATAAGCCTACCGATGAAACCCGCCGCTTGGTTGAATCCAGCAGTGGGTTAGGCTTGCCGCATGAATCTATTGCTGTGCTAGTTGGGATAGACGACAAGACGTTGCGTAAGTATTACCGCAGCGAACTAGATATGGGTAAGGCTAAAGCCAACGGGCAAATAGCCAAAACGCTATATTCCAAAGCCGTGGCAGGGGATACAACAAGCCTAATCTGGTGGACAAAATCACAAATGCGCTGGTCTGAAACGGTTAAGCAGGAAGTAACAGGCGCTGATGGTGAGCCGCTACAAGGCATCCAAGTCACCTTTGTAAAGCCGAATGAGTGACTTACAAGCCGTAATTGCGAAAGCAGAATTCCCCGTAAAGCTGGAAGGTCTGTTTAAGAAAAGCCGCTACAAGGTTGCATACGGTGGACGAGGCGGCGCTAAAAGTTGGGGCATTGCCAGGGCGCTGCTAATACTTGGCGCCAAAAACCCGTTGCGTATCTTGTGCGCTCGAGAATTCATGACCTCCATGCGCGACTCGGTTCATAAGCTACTGTGCGACCAGATTGAGGCACTTGGCCTGTTAGGGTTCTATGAGATTACCCAGGCAAGCATCCGAGGAAAGAACGGGACGGAGTTTGCTTTCGCCTGTCTGAAGCACACCATCTCTAACCTCAAATCATTTGCGGGCGTAGATATTTGTTGGGTAGAGGAAGCGCGGACGATAAGCCGGTTTTCCTGGAACGTCCTAATTCCTACTATCCGCAAGGAAAGCAGCGAAATATGGGTTAGCTTCAACCCCGAGTTGGAAACGGACGAGACTTACCAGCGATTTGTGGTCAAGCCGCCTGATGACTGCATCCAGATAAAAGTTAATTGGAGCGACAACCCTTGGTTTCCTGAAACGCTCAAGCTGGAGAAGGACGCGTTAAAGGAACGGGACGAAGAAGCCTATAACCAGGTGTGGGAAGGTTTGTGCCGCCAGACGGTAGACGGGGCAATCTTTGCCAAGGAAATGCAGCAGGCAGAGAAGGATGGGCGAATTACTCGAGTGGCCTATGACGCCACAAAGCCCGTCCACGCCGTGTTTGACCTTGGCTGGAGCGACAGTACGGCCATTTGGTTCCTCCAGTTCATAGGCATGGAAACTCGCTTGATTCGCTACATTGAGGACAGCCAAAAGACAATCAGCTTCTACATGGCGACCATGCAAACCTTTGGTTACGTCTACGACACCATTTGGCTACCGCATGACGCTGAGAACAAGACCTTGGCGGCGGCTGGGCGCAGCATTGACGACATTGTTAGGGCAGCAGGCTACAAAACCAACATCTTGCCCAAGGTTCCAATTGTGGATTCCATCAACGCCGCCAGAACAATCTTTCCTTCCTGCTGGTTTGACCGCGAACACGCTGCGGACGGAATTACCTGCCTTAGACACTACCGCTACGAGGTTGACCCAGACACAGGGCAATTTAGCCGCAGCCCATTGCATGACCACTATTCCCACGGTGCGGACGCATTTAGGTATATTGCGCTGATGATTAAAGAGCCGGTAAAGCGTAAGAAACAAGCCCTGACCGCCACAGTTGGCAGTTGGATGGGTTAGTGGGATAATTGAAAAAAGGGGTTAACTATGGCTGACTATCAAGCACAAACTTCCAGCGCAGACGGGCGTATTAACGAAGCAATCAAGTTCTGGCGGCTAGTTAACGAAGCGGATTCAACAAACCGCGCAGAAGCATTGCAGGACGTTAAGTTTGCCGCTGGCGACCAATGGCCCGTTGAAATCCAGAATAGCCGCAACGTAGAAGCCCGTCCCTGCCTGACCATCAACAAGATTGACGCCTATATCCGTCAGGTGACTAACCAGCAACGCCAGCAACGGCCACGCATTAAGGTTCACGCCGTTAACAACTTGGCAGATTACAAGGTCGCCCAGACCATTGAAGGCATTTGCCGCCACATCGAAGTTAACTCCAACGCTGACACCGCCTACGACACCGCCTTTGATTACGCCGTGCGGATGGGCTGGGGCTATTGGAGGGTCAATACCCGCTACACCAGCGAGGATAGCTTTGACCAAGAAATCTACATTGACACGATTGACAACCCGTTTACCGTGTACTTTGACCCAAATTCAATCCTTCCTGATGGCTCGGATGCTGAACGGTGCCTAATTACCACAGTGATGGATAAAAAGGTATTTCGCGAGCATTACCCTGATGCTGATGACGGGGCCAACTTCCAGCAACGTTCCACTGGTGACGACACCGCAAGCTGGATTACCAAAGAAGATATACGCATTGCCGAGTTTTTTTACATTGAGCGTGAAAAGGCCCGTCTATACCTTCTGAGCGACGGTTCGCGCCATTTTGCAGACTCAAACTCATTCTTTGAACGTGTAGACGCCGCAGGCTTGCAAGTCATTGATGAGCGTGAATCTTTCCGCAAAGCCGTTAAGTGGGTCAAAATGACCGCGATGGAAATCCTCGAGGAAAAAACGTGGGCCGGTAAATATATCCCTGTTGTCCCTTGCTACGGCGCACAGGTTATCGTGGACGACAAGCGTAAGAAGTATGGCCTGGTAAGGTTTGCCAAAGACCCGCAACGGATGTACAACTTCTGGCGCACCAGCATGACCGAAAGCATTGCGCTTGCTCCCAAAGCCAAATGGTTGCTTGCTGAAGGACAAGACGAAGGCCATGAAAGCGAATGGGCAATGGCTAACATCAAGTCTAGCCCCGTCCTGCGCTACAAGCAAAAAGACATTGAGGGTGTTCCAGCCCCTGTACCGACTCGCCTGCAACCTGAATCCCCGCCAGTTGGCATCATGGAGGCCGCAAACGCCATTTCTGCCGACTTGCAGATGGTGCTGGGCATAGTAGACCCAAATCAGCTTCCAAGCGGAAATATCAGCGGTAAGGCTTTATCTGGACAACAGAACCAAGTTGACCTGTCCAACTTCCATTTCTACGACAACATGACCCGTTCCATTCGGCATACGGGCAAGATCATCTTAGATTTAGTGCCAAAGATTTACGACACGCAAAGGGTAATGCGGATTATTGGTGCGGATGGTCAGCCAAGCATGGAAACCATTAACCAACGCCAAACGGGTGATGATGGCATTGAGGCCGTGCTAAATGACGTAACCGTGGGCGAATACGACGTTGTAATGGATACAGGCCCAGGCTTTATGACCCGCCGCCAACAAGCCGTAGACGCAATGATGCCGCTAATGGCAAAGCCTGAACTGTTTAACGTGGCCGGCGACCTTGTTTTTAGAAACATGGACTTCCCTGGCGCTGATGTTATCGCTGACCGTCTGGCCGCAATGAATCCCTTGTCGCAGATTGACGAAAAATCAGATATACCGCCGCAGGTTCAAATGCAATTGGCGCAGGCCAAGAAAACCGTTCAGGATATGCAGAATCAAATGGCGGCAATGCAACTGGCTATGAAACAACGCGCAGATATTGAAGGCGTCAAGCAAGATGCCGAAACTAAACGCGAACTTATGCGCCAGACCGCTAAGGCCCATAACACCGAGACAATGGCTGAAGTTAAGGTCAACGACCAAAATACTCGAGCGATTACCAGCCAGAACAAAACGGAAATTGAGGCAATTGTTGATTTGTTGCTGCACCGCATGGAT